ACTAATCAATGGCACTGCTTAAAAAAATGAAATCTTTAGAACATGAAATTGAACGGCTTAAAAAGGATATGGAAATTTTAAGGGAAAATAAAAATTTAGAAATTAGGGAAATGGATCAAGAAATAGGCCGGCTGCAACAAAAATTAAATGAAAAAAAAGAAAAAAAATAAAAACCCAATGGCGAAGGAGCTGCGAAAACCTCAATATCGGAAAAGGGTCATTCCCAATAAAAAACGGTATGAAACGGAATGCCGTAATAACTTCTACAGGGATTTTGATGATGACTTCTTTCCCAAATAAAAAATTATATAAAATAATTTATGCCGATCCGCCCTGGCACTTCCAAAATTATAACAATGCTAACGCACAAACTAATCCTGAAAATCATTACAAAACTATGACAATGAAAGAAATAGAAGATTTACCTATAAAAAATATTGCTGCTGATAATTGTGTATTATTTATGTGGTGTACTGATCCATTATTACATAAACAAATACCTATTGTTGAAAAATGGGGATTCACTTACAAGACAGTAGGATTCCATTGGGTAAAAACCAACAAGGATAAATCTAAAAATTTATATGCTATTGGCACAGGGTATTGGACTAGAGCCAATAATGAAATTTGTATTTTAGCAACTAAAGGTAAAATAAGTCGAGTTAAAGGTTCAAATGTTCATAGACTTGTTGTTGCTGATCGTAGAGGACATAGCCAAAAACCTGATTGTGTAAGAGATAGAATTATAGAACTATGTGGAGATTTGCCAAGAATTGAACTCTTTGCTAGACAAAGAATTCCTGGCTGGGATGTGTGGGGAGATCAGATTATATGAGAAGTCTAATTGAAAGTTTCATTGATGTTGGTAGTGGTTTCATTTTAGCAATTCTAATACAGTTGCTAGTATTTCCACTCTTCGATTTACATCCATCAATTTTAGATAGTATGGGGATTGCTTTAATATTTACAGTTGTGTCTATCACTAGGTCTTGGATTTGGAGATTGGTTTTTACAAAATATAAAAAACCCCCAGCTACCTATCAAATTAATTATGATGATTATTGCAAGGGAGATATGGAAGAAGAAGAATGAGGTTGGTAGTTCTATGAGAAAATTAAAAATGGATATACTCCTGTGGATACAGGGCTGGTCTGGTCAATTAAACTCATGGGCCTGGACAGAATGGGATAAACTTCATCGTAAAGATTGGGTTGATGGTTATAACAAAAGAAAAGGAGAAGATAAATGATAGTAGATACTCGACCATATCAAGTAATAAAAGCTCCGGTAACTGAAAAAGAAAAGAAAGAAAGAGAGCAAACAACACTCAAGAATAAAGTATTTAATATGGAGCATCGAATTGAAAAGCTCCAGGAGGAATTGGAATTGTTACGAGGACAGCTCAAGTATGAGCCTAAAAAAATAGAAACAAGCGAGGAAAGAATACTGCTCCGAGATATTATGGAGGCTGTATGTAATAAGTATAAGATCACTCCGGAAATACTCCAATCAGTTAGAAGATATGCAGAAATAGTTAGGCCCAGATCATTGTATATAAACTTATGCCTAGATCTAACTCATTGGGGATGTGCTCACATTGCCAGGACCTGTGTTAATAAGGATCACACGACAGTTTTATACCACCAGCGACAAAAGGATAATAGAGCTAAACATTGGTCGCTACAATCGGATTTAGGATTAGAACTTTGGGCTGATTATGAGGAACTGAAAATGAAACTGAATAAGAATGCCAGAAGAAAAACAGAAAAGTAAAGTTCATTATGGTAAGGGTAGAACTCCTGGTCATTTTTGTGTTTTACCTCAAAGAGCTGTAATAGATATTCGATTTAAAAAGCATCCCTCTATCTTCAGAGTTCTGGCTGCACTCGGTAATTATACTTCAAGACAGGGTGTGTGTTGGCCCAATCAAATTACCATTGCTAGAGATTTACATATTACTCAATCTACTATATCTAAACACATTAAGAAATTAATGGAATGGGATTATGTACGATATGCAAAGAAACATCCTGGGTTGAGGGGGAATAAGTATTTTATGGTATTTGATCCAAAGGTAAGTGAGGATGATGCGATTGCTACAGCTACAGTTACTGATAGGTCTTTTGAAGAGAAACCGGAAATTAAAATACATCCGAAGAATAAAAAGGATGAGAAACCTAATCAAAGGGGGAAGAAAGAATATTCATCTAAAGGAATAACTGATAAGAAGAAGTATGCACCTAGTGAATATGTAGATATTCATTCAGAACGACTGCATAACAACATAGGTAACAGTTCACATATATACTTAAAGGCAGTAGAGATATTAAACAAGTTTATAAAATTAACCGAGGAAATATTCGGACAGCACAAACAATATGATATAAAACAAGTAAGGGTTGTAGAAGATTGGATCAACCAGGGTTTGCATCCTCCGACAGCTATTGCCAAGATCAAACAGATTATAGAATGGAGAAGAGATAACAATAAGGATGCACCAGCTACGATATACTTCTTTAAAGACGCACTAAATAAGGTTAATAGGCCCAGGAACAAGGAAGAAAAGGTAAGGGGTATGCTCAAGAAGATCAGTAGAAAATTGAAGATGAGGTATTAATTTATAAATCCCAAAGGTTCGATTGCGTTTTATATCCCTGGCAGCACCGCAAAAATAAATGATTTTTGAAAATTCGATACCCTTTGGGGGATGGGTGCGTATATCTATATGGGGGGTATTACACATTTTTTTTGCAATAAATTATTAAATCAATTATAGTAATTGCTGCCTTAATCTGAAAAAAAATAAGGAGGAAATATGGCAAAAGGCCCAAATGCGAGTAACCGAAACTTCAAAGTCTTTAAGGATATAAATATTCCTCAAAGTGAATATTTGATAGAAGTCTGGGATGCAAAGGATTTTAACAAAGATAATCCTAAAGAGCAGCCGAAAGAAGTTAAGGGAGCTCAAGACATAAAGATCTATAAGAGGGATGAAACCAAACCCTACAACAAAGGGGATGGTGTAGCTTTCTTTAGAGTATTTAATAATGAACCAAAGGACAGTATAAGTGGGAATGACGAAATCAAATTCTAAACGAATAGTCAAACCACCACTAGATCGCTTTGGTGGTATTAGAATAGTTCAACGCAGAATTAAAAAATCTGAAATCATCGAGCACAACAAAGAGAATGTAGCTCAAGAACTTATTGATATTGCCAAAGCGAATATTGACGACATTATGTCCTGGGATGAGGATGGTAAAGTAACCATTAAGGATCCTTCTAAAATTTCCGAGGCAGCTATTAAAGCTATTAAAAAAATTAAAGTAACACCAACCAAGATGGGCCCACAGCTCGAAGTGGAGCTCCATGATAAAGTTGGAGTATTAAGAATATTAGCGAAAGCTACCGGTTTATTAGATACTCAAGAGGAATTAGATAGACCATCTGTAGTGGGAATTGTAATGAAGGGCCCAGAGCCGGTCATTGTTAATGCAGAGGAGATCCATGAAGAGAGCCATGACACACCAGGAAAAGGAAACAATCCAGGTGTCGATGTTAAGAAATCGAATTAGTGATAAAGAGGCTGCACGAATTGTTGGAAGGCCTGTTGCTGAATGGAAGAATTTAGCTCTTGGTAATAAAACTGAAGATGGAAGTAGGATTGAGAGCATTGTTGAAAGATTTAAAAATTATAACAATTAGTATTATTTGTTTGTTTGTATTGTGTGGATGTAAGACAAAGTTTGATCCAAAGACAAGTTTGATCAAATACACACTCCAAGGTATAAATAAAAAATGAGTGATGCTATCACTAATCTTAATTTAGATTTTTCTAATTCACCAACTATCTGGGATTTCTTAAACGATAAAAGTTTTGTTCGTGGAATAATGGGCCCTGTAGGTTCTGGTAAATCTTATGCCTGTGCTGCTGAAATAATGTTGAAGGCAGTTGGACAAAAACAATCTCCTAGGGATGGGATTAAATATTCAAGATTTGTTGTCGTTAGAAACTCCTATCCAGAGTTAAGAACAACTACAATTAAAACCTGGCAAGAATTATTCCCAGAAAATATCTGGGGATCTTTTAGATGGAGCCCTCCCTTAACGCATCATATAAAATTACCGGCAAGAGATGGAGCTCCAGGAATAGATTGTGAAGTTATTTTTCTAGCTCTTGATCAGCCTAAAGATGTTAGAAAATTATTATCAATGGAACTAACCGGAGCCTGGGTGAATGAGGCTAGAGAATTACCTAAAGCTGTTATCGATGGATTAACACACCGAGTAGGAAGATACCCTACCTTATCAGATGGTGGAGCAAAACCCTGGAGAGGAATTATTATGGATACCAATCCTATGGATGATGACCATTGGTGGTTTAAGTTAGCTGAAAAAGATAAGATGAGAGGTAAGTATGCTTGGAAATTTTTTAAACAACCTGGTGCTGTTGAAGAAATATCTCCAGGAGAGCTGCCAGATAATCCAGAGGCTAATGGTTATGTTTTAAGTTCCGGTAAATGGTGGAAGGTAAAAGATAAAACAGAAAATAAAAAGAATTTACCAACAGGATATTATGAACAAACATTACTCGGAAAGAATTTAGATTGGATTAGATGTTATGCTCAAGCAAAATATACTTATGTTCAAGAAGGAAAGCCGGTTATATCAGAATACGATGATACCTTAATGGTAGCAGATTTTATTGAACCGGATATTCAATATCCTATTCAAGTAGGTGTGGACTTTGGTTTAACTCCAGCAGCAGTATTCGGACAGAAACATTCTAATGGTCGATGGGTAATCATACATGAGCTAGTAACTTTTGATATGGGCCTGGAAAGATTTGGTCAAATGTTAAAAGGAGAATTAGAAACTCGATTTCCTAAATTTGATGTCTTTATCTGGGGAGATCCATCTGGACAGAAGAGAGATGAAATTTTTGAAGTTACAGCCTTTGATCATTTAAGAACCCTCGGACTTGTTGCTAGACCAACTGCTACAAATGATTTTAGAGTTAGGAGAGAGGCTGGTGCAGCTCCGATGAATAGATTAATACAAGGTAAGGCTGGATTATTAATTGATAAGAGATGTCAGCGATTAAGAAAATCTTTAGCCGGAGGTTATCACTTTAGAAGAGTTCAAATCTCTGGAGGAGAAAGATATAGAGATCAACCAAATAAAAATGATCACTCACACATTGGAGATGCTTTTATGTATTTAATGTTGGGTGGTGGTGAGCATAGAAGATTAACCAGAGGGAATAGTGTAAGTCGAATGAAACCGACAGTAGCTCCTTTAGATTTTGATGTATTCGGATGAGTGATCAAAAAACTATTTGGCTTGTAAAAGTTTGGAAAGTTGGAGATTGCGATTTACAAAAAAATTTTTTTGTATCCTGTACCGATGAGAGAATGAAAAGATTTAGAGTTCCTAAAGGATCAAGAGCTACTTATGAAAAGGCCAATACTAAAAGCACAGAAGAAAAGAAAAATATATTAGGAATAATGGTGTAGGGCGACCATTTCTGATCGCCCTATTATATTTATTTTTTAGGCTTATAATATGTTTCGATAACTAAACCAGCATCTGATCTTTTAATAGATACTGAAAGCCTACAATGACTTGGACACTTATCCAAAGATTTAGCAATAGCAAAATCAACAAGTTTCATTATCTGATCTTGTGAAACTTCATCAGCTTTTGCCTCGCCTTTTGTAATCACAGGTTCCTTCATTTACGCAGCCTCCTTTGTTATGGATAAAAACTTCTTCATTCTATCCTGGTTAAAGTTTGTGATGATTGGTTTTGCTAACTCTGGCATTGAGAATTGGATCCTAATAGTATCCAAAAGTTTATGAGCATCACTCTCATAATATTTTTTTAACTCTTGAGCTTTAAGATAAGTGTCGCAAACATCTAACAAATAATATTCTGCTAGAGTGTCGAACCTAGATCTTTCAGTTAGCTTAATATAAAATAGTTTTTTCATTTTTTTACCTCCTTCCTTTTTTTGTGTTAAAAACTTTTTCATAACCTATTATACCACGAGCACTTTTTGGAAATGCTCCAGAAGTAAGCAAAGTGAATTAAGGCAAGAAAAAAAAAAAATGAGTAGCCACCATCAAGCAAACAAAATGCACTAAAATTGAAAATAATGCTTTTTTGGTTTTTTAACTTTTTTCCAACAGAGAAAGTTTGGTGGCATTTTTTTAGTTTTTATGCTACCAAGAAAGAGGTGTGGATATTCTAACAATAGAAAAAATATTTAAAGTTGATGGTGTTGATTATATAGTATTACCTTTTAAATCTTATCTTATTAATTTAATGGATCTTGGAGAAGATGACAAAATACATCTTAAATTATTTCCAGGATGGTTAGAATTTTTAGATGCAGCTACTCAACAAGGTTATGGTTATGTTGTGTTAGGTAAAGGTAAGCCTGTATTATGTTTTGGAGTAGTTCCTCAATGG